TAAGTTAGTAGTCGGTCACTACAGTATCATCACGTGAGCACTATTAGAGGCGCAACGGCCCATCATTGCCGGTGTGCAGTGATTTTTAACATGTTTGGCTTTTTGGCAGACCTATTTTTAGGTGCACCGGTCCGAGAGAATTCAGGAGTGAAATGGACAAAATTGAAATATCATTTTGCTGTTTGTAATATTATAAAAGCAGAAACCTCAGAAATGACCTCTATCGCGTTCAAATTTTCAATCCATATAATTATATGGGTAGGTACATTCGAACGCGACTCGATTAAAAAGAGATATGAAATTTATATGCCGTTTATAGAGTTTCAGTCTCAACATTTTTAAATGATACGGCTCTAACGCAGCAATCTTTATATGTAGGTGATATATCCCGCGGCACTGTGACAATATTGCAATCCAAAATTAGACACAAAGAAAGGAGCCGCTCTTCACAGAGCAGCTCCTCGACAACAAAAGTTATTTACGATTTATTCTTTGAAGTTCTCTTGCTTATGCAAGGTCCTCATCGCCGGCACCTTCTCCAGCAGCTTCTGCCTGTGCATCGTCCTCATCACCGGCACCTTCTCCAGCAGCTTCTGCCTGTGCATCAAATTTAGCAGCGAGCTCAGCCTTAGCAGTTGCAAGAGCTGTCTTACGAGCCTCAAGAGTCTCCTGAGCTTTCTGCAGAGAGGCTTCTGCCTTCTTCAGAGCTTCCTCAGCGGCGAGGACTTTCTCCTCAGGTGTCAGCATCTTGCGAGGCTCACGAGCTTTGCGCTCCAGGAATGCCTGATTCATCTCTTGTCCTTTCTCGTCGAGCTCTGCAGCCATACCCTCGAGTTTGGCCAGAACGATTGAGCCGTCTTCAGCCTTGGTGTAGTTGATGACCTTGTGGCGGGTCTTCTTGATGCCCAGCTCGTCCTCGAACTCTATGCGATAGTACATACCGTTGGAGCGCTTATCGTTGAGCAAGCTCACGATACGGCCGGTTGTGTTCTCGTCAAGCTGAACGGTCTTACCTACGTTGGCTCCAGCGACCTCGCGAACAGCCTCAGCCTCAGCTTCCCACTCACCAGCTTCCATCTTGGCCTTAGCCACACGGACCTTGCTGGTAGTCTTCTTCTTCAGTTCAACGACCTCGTCCAGAACAGTGATGTCCTCGGAGCCATACTTCTTGTAGATTTTACGGCTCTCCATGTCATCGATAGCATCGGTCTCAACCTGGTAGTAGACCTGCATAGCTCGCTTGTCCTTAAGCGTGGTGAGAATAGTACCATTAACGCGGATAGCAGTACCGGGGAGCAGAACAGAGCAGCGGTGTCCTACGTTCTCCTTAGCCAGTTTCTCGGCCTCGAGAAGCTCTTCCTCGCTCATCTTCGGACTGGCCTTGCGACCACCTTTTTTCTTCTCTTCACCGGCGGGCTCACCACCCTCAGGAGCGGCTGCCTTTTCTGCAGCTTCGATAGCCTTCTTCTCCTCCTCAGAGAGTTCGGTTCCTTCACCTGCACCAGCCTCAGCTTGCCGTGCGTTACGTGACTCCAGAATAGCCTTGATAGCTACTGCGTCTTCTTCACTTGCAGTCTCGAGGAGTGCGTTCAGTTTCTTGGTGCTCATCTGAGCGAATTTCTTAGTTGCCATAATTCTTTAATTTTTAAATTGCTAAACTTTGGGTTATTTATAAACGTTATTTGTTTTATTTTGATAGTGCAAAATTACACACTATTTCTGATATATAAAAATTATTTTAGTTAAAAGAAGTTAACTGCATAAAATTTTATCCGAAGGTCAGCTGATTATTATATTCTTATTATATATTATACCAGTCAGCTCATTTTCTGTTAAATTTTCATGAACTCATCCAGATAGTATCTCGTGCAGCCATGTGCCTTCTTACTTACTTCAAAGAACGGTCTTCCGCCTTTAGTATAGTGGATTTCCTTCCATTCGCTTACTGCTCCATTCTCACCAATTCTGTATCTGACCATAGAACCGCAGTTAGACACTTCGATTTCTATGCCAAAGAAGTTACAGATAGATTTATATCCCATCGGCTTGAAAGCATCTTTGACTTTCATCTTGAGAATATCTTTCCAGCTGAACTTTTTCGTGTTACGAGCCACTTTGCATCTGCCGTCAATATAGCTCTCAACCACATACAGTTCAAATTTATCGATAATGGTCTGCTGGCTCTTAGCCCATTCTTCTTCGGTGATGAGGCCATCTGTTACGAATCCAACAAATGGCAAAATCATCACCTTATCTTCCTTAATTGACGACTTGCAGATAAACACATGACCTGCAATCTCATTCTTGCGTCTTACATATATTCTAATCATAGCTGTAAGGACTTAGTAGTTAATCACCTTTGTAATATGATAACGAACAAAGTCATACTGCTCGCTTTCACGCAAAAGAGATACAAACAATTTGGCTGATTCCTCATCGTCGAACTCTCGAACCACGAAATTATCATGCTTGCCAATAGTCTTGATAATGATGAACTTTTCAGCTCTAGTTACGTACTTTGCGAAGTCCCAAGCAACTACATCTTCGTCTGCTAAATTGCCTTCATACTTCTTCAAGAACTCGTCTGACTGTTCTGCTGTGTAAACTATATGCGGATATTTTTCCAGCATAAGTTCGTCTAATTTCTTGTTGTCTACCATAATGCTGCTTATTTTAAACTGTTATTCAACTACTTCTTCTGCTAAATCTTGTGAGAGCAGATAGTCTGCAAAGCACCAAGCTATTGTGTCCTCATCTGCTTGTGGAGTGCCACACTCCAGATATTCCTTGGCCAGCCCTGTATCATAAGTGATATATGAGTATTGCTCGGCCATAATCTCGTTTAATCTCTCTGGTGTCATATTGTTGTCCTCCTATTATTTAATCATTGACTTGAGTTCTGCTTTAATGCGACGAGCATCTTCGCCTCTCCAGTATGTGGCATTCGCCAGGAAGTAGATAACAATATCCTCAGCGGTCTCAAGCATGTAGGGAGCATTCTTGTCGCTTGAGTCGATAGTTGCCATAGCCTGCAGATAGGGCTTAGCTCCAAAATAGACATTCTTCCAGGTCTGTTTGATTTCGCGAGCAATCTCTGCGAAAGTTCTTTTGTTTTGCTTGTTAGTGTTCTGTTCCATAATGCTGTATTTTTATTAAATTGTTGAACTTAAATTTGATATTGCAAAAGTACACATAATATTTGATACTAAAAAATTATTTTAGTTAAAAGATATTAACAGCCAACATTTTTATCCGAAGAGTTGCTGTGGTAGTTTCTCTATATAATATATAAATAATGTTCGCGCACGCGCGCGTATAGGCCTGGCGGCACTGTGGCAATACAGGCTTAAAGCAGCTATATATAGCGGCACTGTGGCAATACAGGCTTAAAGCAGCTATATATAGCGGCACTGCAGCCGTACATGATATATAATCGGCGGCACTGTGGCAGACATATTTTCATGCTGTTAACAAAGTTTAACTAAAAATATTTCTTCGTTTCAAGAAAAATGAGTAAATTTACACATCTATTGTAGTATAATAAACAGTTAAAAAGTGTTAGCGAAATTAAAAATATGTACACAGCAAAGGTATTATTAAGTAGGGATATAACTATGCTAAAGCAGCATGGAATAACAGTTATCTACCAACCAATGCTTCGGCATATATTCGGTGCAACAAGTACTCATGTGTCTGTTCGGCATATATTCGGTGCAACAAGTACTCATGAGCCTGTTCGGCAATACATAAATCCTGCAAGATGAGCGTAAAATCCAACAGGCAAAATCTGGTGCACCGCCCCGAGAGAATCTGCGAGTTCTCCGGGCTAAATTGCTATATCATTTTCAAAACTAAAAATATGGAAATATTAAACTATTTAAAAATGGATTGCCACACGTGTAATATTCATGTGCACGTGTGTGAAATTACTCCGCATTCAAATGTGTTTAGAGTAACAGTAAAAGAGAAATTTGTAGAAAATATTAAAACACTTGTATTACCTTCAACTTCTCCTTTTAGACATTTCGATGGAAAAACTTACATATTAACGCCTTTAGAAGGAGAAAATAGTATGATTGAGTTATCACGCTTTAATCAATATTATGGAGGTAGAGAATTATGATAGCAGACAAATTAGATTACAATCCAGACAAAATGGAAATTGTCCAGTTGTCCAACGACGCTTATCACTATTTGGCATTTAAAGAACCATGCTTAGATGAGGACAACATGGACGAAGTCAAAGAGTTTAAGGAACAATTTCCTTATGGCTTTAAATTTGAACCAGATATTGAGCTTGTAGAAGACTCAGATTTGGTGGAGTGCAAGGTCATTCCTATATGTGAACGCAGTACACCATTTACGCACTATAGATTAGAGGGACTTTGGTTTAAAAGCGAGTATTATTACAACGAGGATAAAACGCAGGTTTATTATAGAACCTACGATATGTACTGCGGTCGCTTCTTAGATTATGGTTGGAACAAAGTTGAAATAAACGAATATGGCAAACCAGAAATAAGACCAAAAGGCTGTATTTTTCCTCTGCGGGGAAAATCCTGGTTGAAATATTAGGTGCACCCTCCCGAGAGAATACAAGAGTGAAAAGCATAAAAATAACCTGGGATTTTGCGTCTCAGGTTATTTTGTTACCTATAACATTGGCTATAAGATTTAAGCCAAAGTCTTTTTTAATCTTTAGCAGCTATTTGAACATCTATGTATACCGCAAAACATGATATTATTTTCACGCATTTTTTATAGAGCTAATCTTTTGTCTTCCAAACCCATATACTAAAAGCTATAATTGCTATAATAATTAAAATGTTAGTCGTACTCATAATAATTCTTTGTCTTTAATATAGTTATACAATTTTTCAAACCAAAAAGGATTCAACATAAGAAGGTGATAATACGTATTGCCTTTTATGTTAATCATTTTAGAGGCGTAGTAAACTTCACGCTCAGCAAGCTTTTCACGCGCAGAATACCATCTATGAATAGCTCTGTCAACACAATCCAAAAAATATGGACTGAGTGAAGCGTCACGCTCTTCGAGAATAACCTGTTCGGTTCCTTGTTTAAAGAAATAAGGCAATTTGGGATTTACCCAGAATGTCTTAACCTCACCGAAGTGCGGACTGGTTTTATACAAAAATCCTGGATTCTGTATAAAAATCCAAGGCCACTTAATGGCAGCAAGCTTAACAGGAGCAGGAATAGCTGGAGCGAGTAATTTTGTTATGCGATTGTTGATATACTGCTCATATTTCACAATAAGTAAGCGTAGAGGCTTTGTGAGCAGTTCAATTACAAGGCGCTTATGCTCAACAGGAATTACATCGCTTAAAGGCAATAACTTCTGGTCAAAAGCCATGCGGTTTATTTCTATTTTGCGCAAATCTCTGTTATGCTTATACTTAGCAGCACCTTTTACTAACTTTTCTGCGCGCTTCTGTTTCTTTTCAAGCTCTGTGAGCTCTTCTTGAGCCTTTTGAGGCGTATCAGAAATAGCTACTATATCTTCTCCAGCATCAAATAGTTCGCCATCATCTCGTCTGACAAACTGGCCTTTATCATTTACAACCCAGGTTGATTTATTAAACCAGCTATTAGGGTTATCTCTCAGTTCATCGAGTAGCTCGTTGGCTTCTCCTTCAAGTCTATCTTCCTCGATGCTTGAAACTGTAGAAATCTCTGTTTTGGCAAGGTCCTCATCTTCGTCGGATATTTCCTGCAAGAAATTAGCATATCGATTATAGTCTGCTTGCTTCTCAGGGGTTATTGTTCCCTGAGAGGCAGCAAACTCGGCGAGAGCCTGGTCAAGCAGTTGGTCAAAATCGTTCATCCTATCTTATTTTTTTAATCTTTACCCCATAAAGGATATTTACATCCATCCTTTACTTCTGCCATAGAACGAATAATTTCATTACCTTTGCGGATGCCAAATTCACCTCGTAATTTAGCACCCATTTCTCTGTTAATCTTTTCTAATGAATTTTCCATAATTATTATAGATTAGGATTCCACTTGAAAATTGATTTGAACACGTCTCGCGCCATAGAGGCATTAAGCAATCCAAGATAAGAAATGGAAAGCAATAAACGAGCAACAATGTGTAAAAGCCATGCAGCTATAAACACAGGAGCATACACCAGACCTGCTAAGGCCCAAGTGATAATAAAAAGCATTGGTCTGTTACGTTTCATAAGCTTAATTTATCTAAATTTTCAACTGCTTCTCCACTTTGGATAGCATCATAATTTTTCATCATCTGTTTTACAGTACGGCGATAGGCATCATTACCAATATCAAGAACGATTACACGTTTGGCATAAGGCATATTGGATTCTTTATCCATACAGGCGATATACTCTTTTCTGAAATTCTCAGGCTCAAGAGTATTATTTCGCTTAAGAGACTGAAAAGCATAACAGTTAACAATTCTGTAGCTTGTAATAGCTTGTCTTAAACCAACAGTAAACAAGTTCGTTGCCACAACTTCAGCAACTGTCATCTTGGCTATTTCAGGATATTTCTTCTTGAACTCATCAGCCTCAGATTCAACTTTCTTGTTAAGGTCATCAATAACCTTGTCTTTAATCTTACTCATACCCGTAATATTTTGCTTTTAAGTTATAGTGTTTCTCGTAAATATGCAAATCATGTGCAAAATGATGATAGTTTCCCATAGGAATATTCAACTCATGAGCAACAAGCTCTTGGAGCTTACTAAAACAGTATTGGTCATTACAAAATCCGTAAATCAAATCGTTGGACCTCATAATGACTGTCATATTAAGCTCTTGTGTCTTTGGGTGAATGTCAAAGCCTACACACATAGTGCACGGTGTGTCATATTTATATTCATCTTTTTCTTTGCCATCAAATATAGAGAACCAAGCTTGACGTGTATTAGGGTTCTGCTTAAGCTGCTCTATACACTTATCAAGCTGGTTATTACGTCCCCACTGCCAACCATAATTCGAGTTAACAAGATTATCACCTCCATGCATCTTATCCCACGTAGGCGCGTATTTCTTAATTTCTTCAACTGAGCGGTTTTGAGATAAATACCACTGCCACTCACGCTCTGCATACTTCTCACTCCATTTACGCCACCCAGTTTTAATCAATCGGTCTTTTGGCCTGAGGATGCAAATGTTTACATTGTAGAGAGCTCTTGTGCCAATATTGGTGTTAATGCCCTTAGAGTTTATTTTATCAAAGAAATACTCAAACGCCTCTTGTGCATTTAAAAAATATAACTGATGTTCCATAATGCTGCTAATATTTACGTTTCATGACAAATAACTCTTCTTCAGCTTCTTCATTTAGAGCTTTGACTATCTGAGTTGCTTCTTCATAAGTCAAATCTGTATATGGGTCATCATCGTCATCATAGGCTAATTCTCCAGTAATAACTCGAATATCATACAGAGCATTTATATGCTCATCAATATATGCTTCTGCAGCATCTCTGGCATAACAACATATATACCATACAACTTGTTCTTTCTGAAAATCGAGTTTGAAAGTATTACCTAAAATCTGAATATAAAATAGCCTAAGTACACGTGGAGCAAACAACCCCTGTTTTTCCATGTCATCGTATTCTTTGAGCCATCTACCAAGGCCAAGGCTAAAACCTCTTCTTTTAGTAAAAGCCTTGGCATAATAGTCTATAAATCTCAGGAACTGTGGGTGATAAACGACTTCCGGAAGTTTAACAGTTTTATTTGCCATATAGATTATTTATTTGTAAGAACTCCAGATTTAATCTCTATCATCATTAAAATCTAATTTTATATAATTTATAATCTTAATATTTTAGGTGAATCTGAGATATAAATCGGGAGTTCCTGTGAATATTAGAGTTTGTCGCTATTGAGGGGCTCAATATCACTCTTACTACCTTCTCCAGTTCCAAGACCGAAGCCACCTTCACCTCTTTCGGTTGCCTCTGGGAACAACTCTGTTTCTGGAACTACTTCTATGCCTTGGTATGAAACAGGTACGAGTATAAACTGAGCAATCTTGGTACCAGGCTTAATGATTACATACTCGTTGCCTACATTAACAAGGTGAATATGAATTTCACCCTGATAGTCTTCATCGACAATCTTAGCACCAAGTACAACAATAGTAGCATAAGCTGTCGGCTTTGGAGTTCTACCTGCAGCAATAGCTGCTTGCTTAGAAGTTACTACTCCTGACTTTTCTGCAGCCATTAGCATAAAACCTTCTGGCACCTGAGCTTTAATCCCTGATGGAATAAGCATATCACGCTGAGGAGGCAGAACTCTCTCGATAAAATCATTTGGCACGAAGAAATCAATACCTGCTGACTTGTCTGTTCCTCTCTCCGGCGTTCTAACGTCTCTTACTTTTGCTACTTTCATAATTTTGTGGATTTAAACACGAAATACAAGTTTTATCCGTTGAATAGACTCCATTAAATGATTTGCATCTTTTGCAGAATCCTGAGCCTGCATGAATTTCACTTTCAGCGTTAGAAAGTGAACAAACTGTTCCTATTTTAACTTTAGCCATATCTTATCTGATTAAGCCCCACTCAGCGAATGCTTCAAATCCACCAAGCTTGTTAATATAATCACGAGCAATCTCGACAATCTCAGCATAAGGCTTGCCATCTACATACTCATCACCAATAGCACAGCAAGCTTTGTATTCATGTCCAGTTCGCTGAGCCATTATATGACAATATATGTTAACAGATACATCGGCTTTGCTCAGGTCTTTGCCATGAAGGCCGCCACCTGTAACTGCATCACCCATATCGCTGCCAAGTTTACGATTTGTTGCTCCACAATCTACATCTGAACCACCAGTCCAAGGACCAAGAGGATTTATGTTGAGAGTAATAAGGACATCTTCCTTATGATACCAGTCAAGCAGAAGTTTTTTGATAACCTCGCTATTTTCCACTCCGCTCTGGCAAACAATAAGATTCTTGCCATTGAGTACAAACTTACCATCTGACCTGAAGTTCTGATAGAGAGCTGTAGCTATATTTTGAAGTAACCACTGCTCTTTAGTTACAGGCATGCCTTTGAAAATGCCATTATCTCCACAGCGAATCTTACCAGCTTGATTTGATGCTAAGTGAACATCTTGAGGCACTTCCACATAAGTCACACTGAAGATATTTGCAATCCGAGATACGATTCTTTTGACCTCATAATCTTTGAATTGCTCGCTTGTTTCGGCAATTATAAAGGCTTTACCGTGACCAATGAGAACCTCAACAGCAATTTTAGGGTCTTTAGCTTTTTTATAAGCCAAATCCACAAGGGCGCCGGCTATTCTGTCGGCGACCTTGTCTGGATGCATAGGATTTACTTTTTCGAACATAGAAACATCGAGCTAAGTTGGTTAGTAAGCTTCAAGTAGAACTCAACATCTTTTTGACGGCGGAGAGAGAATTTAACTTTCAAGATGTCAAGTGCGTCATGAACCTTGATAGGAGCTCCATCTATTATGATGGTGTGATTTTTAGGATGGTTACCACCACAGCCAAGAACATCACCTTCGAGGGCATTAACCTTGATGTTATTAGCTCCTACTTTGAACACGTAAACAGACTGCTTATAGTATTTGTTTTCACACTGACAGCCAGAGAGGTTTTCCAGTTCCTTAAACATAGCCCGCAGAGCTGGACGAGTTTTCTCTGTTGTAAGTACAATGATGTCAATGTCATGTACTTCTGTACCTTCAGGCAGCAATCCGTGATAGAAAAGTGCTGCTGTACCTGTCAGCACATAGTCAACATTTCTGTTCTCTAAAAACTCATTAAGAGTTTGAATGTCCTTGTTTGTTACCATAATACTGTTCTTTGTACTGTTTATAATTTTTGATAATATTTACGTATTTTTCTTCAGATAGCCCTGTGAGCATAGTACCTTGCTTTACGTCAAGCACATTTATAGAGCCTTGTTCGCGTAAAGCCTCGTATGCATCAAAATCCTGCTTAGAACAAATCATCATCTTCAATCTTCTCTTCCTGCTTTGGTTGATTAAACAAGTCAGGCTCTTTGGTTTTTACTTCCTTGTAATCACCTGGCTTACGCTTGAGCACCCACAGAGTATTGCGAGACATATCTGGGAACATAGGAGCCATGATATTCGCAATCAGATTAGAATCGTAATAGGCTTCAAGAGCTTTAAGCATCTCTTTCTGCCAAGCATTCATATAAGGCTTATAGTCCTTCTTAGAAGCAAATGTGCCAAATTTCTTGATAATTTGGAAATGCTTCTTGAGCAGAGCCTCGAGTTCCCAATGGTCATATTCCTGAACATCTACACCACGTCCGTCGCCTGAATCATAGGTATGATTACCAGCTGCGCCGACAGATGGGTCATAGTTCGGAGTAGACAGATAATAGGTTGCATTGTTGTTTCCGCAAGCCTTAAAATGCTCCAGGAAAATGTCGCCATTCTGTTTGCCAACGTGCTCAAGTACTTCGAATGAACAAACCTTGTCTCCGTTGAACTGACTAAAGTCCAAATAAGGCTTAACAAGGTCGGCCACATAGAAATGAGCCCAATCTACGTTCTTGAACTTTTCACGAGCTGCCTCAACGGTCTTCTCGCGAATGTCAATGCCTACATAAGACTTCTGCTTGAATCTGTTACGATAGAGAACTTCCAAGAGATTGGCTTGACCGCAACCAAAGTCAACAATCGATTCACCAATTTTGGCTTCTTTCAAAATGTGAGTCCAGCGCAAATAGTGAGCAAACTGGTCTCTGTGGAATACATGACGCTCAAAAGCCTTATCAGGCGAGAGGTCGGTAGTGTTGTACGGTAATGGCATAATGCTACTTACTTTTTAATTGTTAAACATTATCTACTATCTTATTTATTTCTTCAGTGCTCATCTGTTCATTGATGTAATTATTCATTGCACCTATGTATGCAGCAGCATCCAGGAGATTATCCTCACGATGGCTGTAGGCTTCACGAGAAAGCTTAAGAGCTATAAGCGCTCGATACATACCTTGAACAGAAATCTGCTCATTTTCCGGAGAGGCAGCATTATATATAGCTGCTGCTCTTTCCATCGATTTACCGAATGGACCATACATACGTTCTTTTTCTTCTGAACGATGATTTACAATCTGGTCTGCTTTTTCTAAGATATTCATAACTTTATTATGTTAGTGCAAAATTAAAAAAAATTTCTCAAATAAAAAAATATTTTTCGAATATTTGCAAACTTTTAACGTAATTTAACCTTTAATAGATTTAACTGTTATTTATTCATAAATGCTCGATATAATTCAAGCTTAGCTTTAATACTGTTCATTAAGTTGTTCTGGGTCTTGTCTTTTGATTTTAGTGCTCTAACCACATCTTCATCATGTGTGCCAGAATTAACTATATGATGTATTATTGTTCTCTGCTTCTGTCCTTGACGATATAAGCGTGCATTAAACTGCTGATACAATTCAAGTGACCATGTAAGTCCGTACCAAACAATTATATTTCCACCTGCTTGAAGGTTAATACCGTGACCTGCAGATGCTGGATGTGCTAACATAAGTTTAACTTTGCCTGCATTCCAGTCGTTAATATCCTCAGCGGTTTTAAGCTCTCGAGGTGCCATACTTCTGAAATAATTCTTGATTCGGTCTCTGTCAAATTGGTACGTCCACGCAACCAACACAGGTTTACCGTCTGCTGCCTCAATTATCTCCTTTAGTGCTTCAAGCTTTAAATCATGTATAGGTACAACATTTTTATTTTCGTCATACATGGCTCCATTGGCAAACTGAAGAAGCTTATTTGATAGAGCTGCAGCATTAACAGCATTAACAGTCGTTGTGCCTTCTTCTATCTCATTTGCAAGTGTGATGACATTTTCCTGTTCAAATTTTTTATAAGCATCCATAAGCTTATCAGGCATTGTGACTCTGACAAAGTTATCAATACGTTCTGGCATCTCAAGATAATCTTCTGCTCTCATACTGATACAAATATCTTTGATTCTTTCCTGTATAAGTCTCTCAGAATCTGAAAGCAACTTATAGGAATAAACCACATAGCCATTAGAGGCACCAGGCCTAAAATATCTTGAGCGATAAGCCGTTATTGTTTTTTCCAGTCTTTCACCTCTGTCAATAAGGTACATCTGCGACCATAGGTTTATAAGGCCATTTGGAGCAGGAGTTCCAGTAAGACCAACGACACGTTTAAACCAAGGCCGTGCAAGCCTAAGAGACTTAAATCTCTGTGTCTGATGTGCTTTGAAACTGCTCAGCTCATCAATCACAAGCATAT